ACAGCATCATCCGCCACAGCACAAGTCCTGTGGCCATACATCCAGTGGCATTAAACTTGTTTCAAGACTATACCGAAACACACAAAGACGGTAGCAATCAATTTATCTACACACGCTTCTTGGTTCCACACTTGATGAGCTACAAAGGCAGTGCTATCTTTATTGATGGTGACATGATTGTGCGAGACGACATTACTAAACTTTGGGAATTAAATCAATTTGCCAAAGACGTCATGGTGGTCAAGCATGACTACAAAACTCGGATGCCTGTAAAGTATCTTGGCTCCAAGAACGAAGACTACCCAAGAAAAAATTGGTCAAGTGTTATTATTTGGAACTGCTTTACCAGTCCTAATAAAAAACTCACTCCTAAGTATGTGATGGGAGCCACTGGTGCCGAACTGCACAGGTTCTCTTGGCTAGATAACAACCGCATTGGGGAATTGCCAATTGAGTGGAATTGGTTGCCTGACGAATTTGGACCAAATGAAGATGCTAAATTGTTACATTACACACTAGGTGCACCGTGTTTTGATGAGTTTAAAGATACTACCATGGCACAAGAGTGGCATCATGAACATGCGTTAACAGATCATTGCCAACAAAGGTCAGCAGAATGAGCGACTGGGAGCAAGAAGACGAGACCACACGTATTCCACTACCACCTGAGGTTCAGCCCAAGCATGTGTTTGACATGATTCCACCAAGTGTCAAAACATTATTTGATGACATTCTCAAATATCGAGTGGATCCGGCAGGAACATATTATGGTATAACCTTAGATATGTTAGTTGATCAACTGAAACAACTAGATAATAATTCAGCAGTGGCAATTGGTACTGATGAAAAAGACACAAAATTTGAAAGGAAAGGCAAAATGTATGACCCATATTTGCAAAGTTTTATACTAGGATCGGGTGGTCAAATTTCTAACTGGGAAAAACACAGTACCAGTATGACTCCAGCAGTATTCAGAGGTATAACCAAACGCAAAGAAATGTCAATCTGTCAGTCCAACGGCCGAGATTTTTATTATATTGATACTGGATATTTTGGTAACGGAAGAAAAAAACTATATCACAGAATTACAAAGAATGATGTACAAAATTTTGGACCCATCGTTGATAGACCAGGTGATAGATTTGAAGCCACTGGAGTAAAATTAAGAAAATTTAGGGGCGGCACCGATATATTGCTTGCACCCCCAAGTCAAAAATTGTTGAATCTTTACAATATTGATCTTGAAGAATGGCTAACAATAACACAAGAAGAAATTAAAAAATACACAGATCGTCCCGTTGTAGTAAGAACTAAACAAGGTCGTGCCACTAGAGTCAATGATGATACTATGGAAATGGCCCTGGATAGAGATGTGCATTGTTTGGTCACGTTTTCCAGCATTGCGGCTGGTGAAGCATTGTTGTTGGGCAAGCCTGCTATTACCCTGGGGCCAAATGCGGCGGCCGCATTGTGTAGCCATAGTGTTAGTGAAATAGAATCTTTAAAAATGCCAACATTAGATGAAGTTCATGCTTGGGCAAGACATATTTCATATTGTCAATTTACTGAAGTTGACATGCGTGATGGTACCGCATGGAAGATATTAAATGAAAACACCTGATGTTGTTGTTTATTTAAGTTCATTACAAAAACAAAACCCCAGTAGGAAAATTGACACCCTGATAGCGTTTGCAGATGGTGCACGATCTCAGGGTGCCACAGTACATATCGAAACACAGGATATATACACTCCATCCAAGTTGGCAGTAATATTGGGATGGGCAAGCCCCGAGCAACATACCCCTAATATAAAATTACGAGCACATATAATTCAACAACAAAAACAATTGGGCAACCATGTTATGGCAATTGATGCAAATTGTTTTAAATTTGCTGATCCAGCCAGTCAATATCTTCGTTACAGTATCAATGGTGTATTTTATGACACTAGCGAATATGTTAATAAAAATTCTGATTCATCAAGATGGGATCAGTTGTCTCAAAATATTAATGTTAATCTAGCAGATTGGCGTATCAAAGGCAATTACATTTTATTGTTGATGCAAAGAGATGGCGGTTGGAGCATGAAAGGAGTAAATCCACTTGCTTGGGCTCATGAAAAAATTCGAGCCATACGTGAACATTCCGATATGCATATTGTATTGCGACCTCACCCGGGAAAAATTACTGATGTATCAGCATTAACAAATTCTAATGTAAGTATTAGTAACACAACCGCAAGATCATTATTAAAAGATCTAAAACATGCTGTTGGTGCGTTTGTGTTCAACAGTAGTAGTGGTGTGGCCGCAATATTGCACGGAGTTCCGCTATGGGTAGACGATCCCGGTAGTGTTTGCTGGGATGTGGCCAATCAACAAGTTGGACGGATATACAATCCAGAGTTACCAGATCGGACTCAATGGTTAAACGATCTCAGTGCGTGTCATTGGACCGACGAAGAAAGTCGCCAGGGGCTAATCTACAAAAAATTCTTACCTTATCTTGTTTAACAAATCAGGGCTATGCTGGGGCAATGCGTTAACATTATCTTTAGTGTTTTCTAAGTTGGCAGTTCTAGCACGTAATTCACTTGAGCTATACACATGATCTCTTCGGTGATAGTGTAACTCTATCCCGTTGTCTATACACCATTGCTTGCCTGTAAACTCCCTGTCAATATATTCGTCACTAAGGAATCTAATGTGTATGGTTTGAGTTTGTAGCATTTGTAACAAATCAAATTCTGTATCGTACACTAAAATTTCATTCACATACTTGCAACCTTGCAACTGTACATAACGTTCATATGTGCTTTGCACAGGTTTATTTTTGATGCCAGGACGATCAATTGTGGGGTCAGTTTGTAAGGCCACAATCAAATAGTCACACAGTTGTTTTTCCATCTTTAGCATGGTCACATGACCGGCATGTAACAAATCAAAACTGCTACAGTTAAATCCTATTTTCATTAATACCCCCAGTGGATATAGAATACCAGTTGTTGACTGAGTGTTCGGTGCTTCTAAACCACCAATACAAATCAGGACCTGACCAGTTGGTAAATTGTTCTTGATACCATTCAATGCTTCTAGGATAGGTCACTTGAGTAGAATCATACATTCTTTTTTTGGCTTTAAGCGGTTTGTAAGGGTTGTGTAAACCCACGAACACAAATTTTGTAGCGTAGTTCATCAACTTATCACACAACCAAGGCATATCAACATCAGGAATACTGCCCAACACTTGTGTGCAAATAACTGCATCAAACGTTTGTCCTACAGGTTCTGTTTCAAACTCTTCCACACAAGGATCAAACTTATACACAGTTTCTGCATTGATTCTAGTTTGAAAAGTCATTGGGTCTGTAACTTGATCTCTTGGCAATCCATATGGCACAAGATTTGTGTATTGTCTGCCTTTGCCGCATCCGTAGTCTAGTACTGTTTTGGCCTGGTATTTGTCCATCAACACTCTAATTTGATTGTGATAATTTTTACAATCATCACCGCCCCATGTGCTATTATTGCGTTGGAACTGTTTTCCTAATTCTACACTTTGTAGATAATATGCTGATGGCATTTAATATTCCTTGTTTATCAAATCTTTATTGTTCAGGACCCAATTCATTTCGTCTCCTGTAATTCTGTATTGTTGCACCCAATCGTGTAAAATATCATAGTGCGAAAAACTTAAAAATTCTTTGCGTACCAAATACATATGACAACTGATCATAAGAGACCTTGCAGTATCACTTCTTATATTTTTAAACAACACATTCCCGTTCTTGGAACGATCATCAATGCACTTTTGTAATGCAACGGCTCTAGTAGTTAGTCCTTGTTTATTTGCCACTACTACAAAATCAGCAACTTTTTTTATAGCATCAGCATCTATTTTAAACCCTTTTTCAGAGTAATAATTTCTAAAATCGTATCCTAAATACACAACATCAAGTGTATCATTGACCACATTGTCAATAGCGTCTAACAGCATTTCTATTGAGCTGTCGGTGAACCAAATGTCTGTTCTAAATTTTACTATGATATTTTCTGCTAAGATTTCGGAACTTTTCATAAAGTCAAACACCTGACAACACCCACTGAGAGTGAAGGTGCATTCTGTTCGATCAAATCCTGGAAGTTTGTGATCGTATACAGTTACTGGATATTTTTCTTTTATTTTATCAATCACGTTGGCATGATTGGCAGCCGTAACTGACGAAAATCTATCAGCGCCTGTGTAAAAAATTGCTATCATTTTTTATTGATAAATTCTCTCATGGGATCAACATAGTCAGTTTGTAATCCGGATAGTACTCGTTCTTCGTTATAAAACAAATTAAAATTGTGATCTATTCTCTTTAACGTTTCGGCATCGTAGGGAACTTTTTCATAGTTGGAAACATTTTTAACAAGGATTGCAATCTTCTCCGTAAGGTCTGACGTTAGATCATAGCTCTCGTCAAATAAATTATCATACGACATAAATCCTTGAGATTTGAGATATTGCAACATACCTGCTTGACCCATTACCATAAACGGATGTTTCATGCCAATTGGCTTGTAGATTTTTTCTGTTAGAAAAATAATAGCCTCATCCCAACTTCTAGCAGATTCTAGAGCAATAGTAAAACAGGTATCGTCGTACCAACTGAAATTTTGATAACGATGCCATACAATATTTTCTTTATTTTCCGCTACAGGCAAGCCCACCCCGTAGCTAATGCAACTCCAAAGGGCATCAGAATCTAACCATGGCTTGAGTGCGTTGATAGTATCAACTCGCCAACCTCTATCGTGACCAATTGGCATTAAAAATTTCTTGGAATAGTTCCTGTTGGGAGTATATTGATCGTATCGATGCATTTTCCACCATAAACTTTCATTATACCATAAAAAGTTAGGAACAAATACGGCTCCCTCTACCGGCTCAGGGTTATAATTCCCGTACATGTACAAGTGATTGGCATTACGCAATTGACTATATGCTTTTTTGTATTTTCCAGTATAACTTTCCCATGTAGCATCTACGATTACACGTCTATTGGCAAATTTTTCTCGTTGATCTTGTACCAAATATTGTCTTGCACCCACAACAAAAACAACATCGTCACTGTATGTTTTGTTGTCATCATAACGTTCAATGATAAAATTATCGTTTGCTATTTTTTGAAACCACAGAGAATGAAAGAACGAATTCTCTTGATACGGCATTGCGTAAACTACCAAACGGTCTTTGTTTTCTAAATATTTTTTCATTTTTTTGTACTCATATACCAGGGCATGGCATCTGGCATTTTATGCCCAAATCTTTTCATATCTTCAAAAATATAATCATACCCAACTTGCCAGGGGTCAAAATTACCTTCCAATTGCTTTCTAATCAGATAGATTTGAGACAAAACATTGTATGCTCTATCTGGTGTTGCTAGAATTGCACGAAATACTTTTGTTCCGCAAGCTCTCTTTGAAGGCGTTGCTGATTCTACGTTTTGATATATTTCATTTTTATTTTTCAATACACTTTTATCAACAACAATAACAAAGTCTTGTACCCAAGGCTTTTCATTAACATGCTCCTTGGTATACACATGGCCGATATAATCCTTCCAATTGCACCCAAAGAAAGAAGCATCTTGTTTACCTTCGTATACCAATTTTACTTCTTTGGTTATAGCATCTATAGCCGCATCAGTAAACCAAAGATCACTTCTAAATTTTACAATAACGTTCTCGTTAATTTGCTCTACGCCTTGTAAAAAATCAAAAATTTGTATACCACCACTTTGTTGCCATGGACTGGCACTGGGTTGACCAATTTCTCTAGTAAAATCATACTTGACAACAGGCGCTATTTTTTCCAATTCAGCTAGTAGTGCCTGATGATTTGCATGACTCATAGATGCATATCGACGTTGTCCTATATACATTACTGCAATCATCAAAGATCTCCCAGCCGGTCAAGACTAAACCACCATTCGTGCAACACAGGATCGTGTGGCATTTTTTCAAGCATGTCCTGACCTACTTGCCAGTCGGTGGGATAGTCTTGATAATTATCACGGATTAAATATATTTGACAAGCAACAACATAAGGTTTGCAGTGTCTAGAGCAGATGAGATTATAGGTAGAATTTGCACTTTTATATTTGGACATTTTTCCCACGTGTAATGCTGCCAACGATGCCTCAGAATTGCATAATTTTTCTTTATTACAAATAATTACCCAATCAAGAACCTTGTTGCAGACTGAATGCGGATATTTAAAATATGTTTCTTTCCATAACGGGTTCTCCTTCAAATCTCTATTGGGCGGATTGCCCAACAAGCCCATGCCACAAAACGAAATATCTTGTTGACCGTTTACAATGTTTGCAACCTCTTCCACCATGACATTGATGGATGAATTTGTAAACCAAACATCTTTTCTAATTTTAATAATAAACTGTTCTTGTACCTGTTCAACTGCTTTGTAAAAATCCCAAACTTGTATTTTTGCGGCACCAATATCGTTTGACGGAAACGGACAAGTGCTTCTGTCTAATTTGGGTTGTGAAAAATCGTACTCAATCACTTGCCAGTGTTGGTTTAATCTGGCTATTAATTTTTCATGATTGATTCTACTAGTTTCCTCAAAACGAGGAAGCCCTATGTAAACAATGGCTATTTTTTGTTGCATAAAAAATCTTTAAGGTTATCGTGATCGCGTTTGATATTTATAGCCACTGCTCTGGGGTAAGGATTAGCATCGTTGTAGTCGTTGATCAAGATGCGTTTGGCATTGGATAGTCCTGACAGTAATTTAAAATTACTAAATCCTAATTCAGTTAACATTTTTTCTGTAATGTCATGATGTTGAGCAGGTCGAGCTGTTGTAAACACAACCTCACTGCCTGTTGCTATTAATTTTTTAATTGCTGATATATTTTGTTCTAATGCAACTGGCGTGGATCCTATTTCTGTTCTAGATTGTGCTTTGATAATAGTTCCATCTATATCACAAAAAAGCACAGCCTTGTTGTTGTACTCAAACCAGTCGTCGGCAGTGCCCACATCAACATAATTGTATACTGTACTTTCTTTGAAAATAACTCCAGAATTTAAACATTCTTCAATAACATGACTAACAAATATTTCCTTAACATGAGCATTTTGTAGTTTATCAAATGCAGACATAAACAGCTCAGCAGATTCAAATTTATAACCTCCCACACAAAATTTATCTGACACCACTTGCTTTTCGATGATGCTGGTGATGATCCCTTGATCATTAGACACTATAAAACTTTTAGACGCTAATCTTTTTAGTATTTCGTGATCTTTTATGCTAGAAACACAGATATAATTTCCTTCTTGATAGTCGTGATCAAAGAAACTGTCACAGTCCTTGATTAAAAATTCTTCAGCAGTTAGTCCTGTTTGTTTTAAAATTTGATAAACAGTGTCAGCGGGGCCTGCTGTTCTGGCTTCTAGTACTACTACTTGTATAGAATTCCCGTATTCGTTTTTGATGTATTCGGAGGTATTGTATGTGTCGTTGTGCTCTTTCAAAATACCAATGGTAATGTTGTGTTTGCCGATAAAAGACTCCAAAGATCTTTCAAACATCATCCGGCCCTGAAAATCAGACAAAGTGTATTTTGGCCGCATGTTGGGAAATCTTGTTGACAATCCAGCCGCTGGCATTATTATTTCCATAGTGATTTAATTCCTTCTAATAAAAAATTTCTCTCAAGAGTATCGGGTTGACTGTGTCGATACACTCTCAACAACATTAGAATCAACAAGTAGTCATTGTTTGCTGTTGGATACTGTTGTAATATTTTTTGCTGTACATGTTTTGTTTTGACATTCAGTATGGCATTGTCTTTTCTGGTAAACCATCCCAGTTCTAGATCCTGTCTTAATTTTGCAATATCAAATATGTATGAGTCGTATTCTGTTGTTGCACAATCTATTAGAAAAAATCCTCTATCCGCGGTCCAGATAATGTTCTCTAGTGTTAGATCTCCATGATAGTTTGAACTAGGCAATTGCCGGGGCAATCGATCCAACAGTTGTTTACAGGTGAATGGCAAGTCATCAAAGTTAATTTCTTGTAATTTTTTGATATAGGTTTGTGTATAGTCTTTGTGTACTGAGCCAATGGAAAATTTTTCCAGTATGCACAGCAAAAACTCCAACAACTTTTCGTAATTGTTTGTTTTAAGATATGTTTTTATATCCAGTCCGTGCAGGTACTCCATGTCAATCATTGTTTTTGAAACTGTATACAATTGAGGTAGCGGATAGTCTTCACCCAATACTTGCATACGCTCTAGGTTTCTTGACACATCTCCAATCTTGCGCACAAAAAGTTTATCGTGTTTCTGCATCAACAATATTTGATTCCCAGAAAACCCGTGGAACTCTTTAACTACTTTGGCAGCCATGTTATTTGTATGCTACTACTCTGCTGTCAATTGATGATTTACCATGGTGATTGCCTTGAATCTCGGTTCTAGCAAATCCTGCTTGCTCAAATATTTTGCACATGCTCTCGGCACTGTAACCCCACTTGTGTAGCATTGTTGGGTCAGGATATCTAACACTATCTCCGTAGATGCCCGATATTGTTCGTTTGATCAGGCGTTTGTCATGAGTCCAAAAGCAATCAGGATTGTTCACAACCTCTTGACACATTTTTAACAGGTCAGGCCACTCTACAGCAACAAACCCGCCAGGTTTGCAAATTCTTAAAAATTCCGTGAACATGGGTTGAACGTATTGTCTACTAAGATGTTCTATCACATGAACTGTTAGTATTTCGTCTACACAAGTGTCCGGCAATGGGAACGGTTGTGTTATGTCATGGATAGTAACATTGGGATCATGCCGCATGTACTCACCATCAACATTTAAATAACCTTCGAATAACCGACTACCGCACCCAAGATGCAATTTTACTTTTTGGCTGCTGTGTATTAATTCATTTACTTTTTCATAAAGCATTTTTTGTTCCAAGCATGTTAATAGACAAATATTTAATATATTTCTTAGTTTTACTTCCATCAGCATCATGATCGGCAATTATCATGTTACGCTCACTAATTCGATCCATCTCTTGAAATTGAATATCATCTGCAGAGGTACTGGACCAAGCAAAATTGCCCCATGTAAAATTTGGATATAGATATTCTATAGCAGTATGTGTAAACCTGTAATAGTCTTTGGGGTATCCGTGATATTTCCAAACCCACGGAACTGCAATGTATAGTTTACCGCCGGGCTTTACCAGCTCTGATATTTTTTCGGCCATAACCCAGGGATTCGGCACATGCTCCATCACACTGCAACAGATCACAAGATCAAAATGATTTTTAGGCAAGGGATTTTCAGGAGCGGTTAAATCACACACAACATCAACGTCTGTTCCGGGCTCTATATCAGTGCCAACATATTCTGTAACCATAGGCTTTTCATTAGAAGCAAAGTATCTTCGAAATCCGGTAGAGTTTTCCCTGGCCCCAACTTCTAATACTGAGCCTGTAACTGTTGGACATACTGTCTTAATGTAAATTAAATCGTTGGGACTTCCCATATTATTTCCTTAGCTGTTCAATGACTTCTTCTATAAATCTTTTAGATAACACTCGTGCTGAGTAATTTTCTTCAACATGTTTTTGTCCTTGTGTGATCATATCTAACACTTGCTCAGGATTAGCTCGGGCCCATTGAATGCCTTCAATATAATCCCCTTGCCATGTGTAAGGTGCAAACTCTAGGTAACTGTGCAACGGGGTAGTAATAACAAAACGTCCTGAGATTAGGCTGTCAATTAATCGATTGGCACTTTTGGTATCAGTACGTGGATTCTCAGTCAATACAGGCATTAACACAATGTCTGTTTGTTCTAGCAACTGTCCTTGCAATTCCCAAGACCACTCTCGCATGTCCAAGCGATCAAAGTTGATACCAGTCACAGAACCTTTGGCCATTCTTTTCTTAAATTTGTTTAACACTCGATCTGTTTTGGTACTGATCATGGTATAGCAATAATTTTTAATTTCACTTTCTAATCTAGCCCAAACTTCTTGTATGGGTAAAAATTTATAACTACTCTGCGATCCAAACCATAACAAGTTAATGTCTGCACCGGGTGCAAATTTAGGGGACAGTTTGGGTCTCTCATAAGGATCCGGCATGACAATACTGTTTTTGCCTGTGAAATTTTTAGTACTAATTCCCATGTTAACACTGTTAACAGATACCAAATCAGCCAATTGACAACACGGTTCGTATTCACCTTTTTCTTCAAATTTGTTATCGCATAAATCGTAAATGGTTCGGGCACCCAGGTCTCGAGCACGTTGTATGCTACTAGTCTGGCTACCTTTTAAAAATATCACAGTGGTATTTGCATCAACCTCGCTCCATTCAGTTAAAATTTTAGCATCATAACCTTGTTCTAACAATGCTTGACAGGTCACATCACCACGCAATCTGTGACTGGCTCGTGTGCTTTTGTAAGCATCGCTATAAAATCTAATTTTTATTCCCATCCCATAATCCAATCATCTTTGAATTGATCCAACTTTATCATGCCCCAGCTTTGCAACAACTCAATCGCGGCAAATTGTCCATAGTCTCGACTGTAAGCATCGTGTGGCTTTTGTTCAATGACCACAACGGGCCAACAAGTTTTAATAGTTTGTTCCGCACCCTGCAACACACGATATTCAAACCCCTCACAGTCAATTTTGATGTAATCAACATCTACAATATTGAGATTGTCCAGTCGAACTATTGTGGTATCTCCGTTGCCTATGCTGTCAGGATCAACATGCGTGTGTCCTGTATTGCCTTCGGTAATGATCATGCTTACAGTGCTGTCTTGATCTCCCAGGGCAAGTGGGCTGACCCATAGTTTGATGTTGGGCACATTTTTTTCCAAACATTCTCTAAACATAGCAACAGGTTCAAATGCAATAACCTTGTCAAAGTGTTGTACAAGATCTCTAGACCACAGGCCCACATTTGCACCTATGTCCAAGGCTGTTCGGTGTTGCTTTACATATTGTAAACTCTTCAGTCTAACAGGTTGTTGGTATTCAGCAGGACCGCCCTTGCTGATATTTTTAGCCAGCATTTTGGGAAAATGATCTTCGGTGTCCGGGAACCACCATCCGTGGCTTTCATACATTATAAGTCTCCTTGAGTATTCTTGCGGCTGTGCCGTTGGTCAATTCTGTGGTGTGAAATTGCCCGTAGGCCAAATGACAAGCCCACTTATATACCTGATCAGTATCAGGGAACCAAGGGGTTTCGATCTTGCTTAAATCACTATTGCTCACAGGCTTCGCGGCATTGGCTGCTGGCTCAGTAACAAAAACCGGCACACCGGCCAACACGGCTTCGGTGGCAGCAGTACTGTTAAAAGTCACCACAGCATGTACATCATTCAGCCATTCTTCTGGACGTTGTGTCTTACGAGCCATGCGTGACACCGGTCTTTCTCGCATGCGTATGGGACGATCTGTGTATTTTTTAATAGTATCAATGGTATCTTTTAACCATGACTCCAGTGTGATACCGTAAAATGTGCAAGGCTTTTCGTCTGGCGCCACTATTAGTATGTCTCGACAGTGTTCTTGATACGGTCTAATTTTTATATCTAGTTTTGACAATCTATCTGCAGGTCTGTCAATCACTGCATTATGTTGTAAATCATTAAACACTATTCGGTGCCAATATTTCCATCCACTGGGATTGTTTGTGTTGGGCCTATTGCCCAGATATCCCGAATCCATGTAATAAAAAGGTCTATGATCTTGCCAACAGCGTTTGATAGTTTTGTGCTTCATGATACCACGTAGCACTAGTGGAGCATTGCTATCTTCATACTGCCATGTTTCCAAGCAAACAGCATCAACACCAGATCCTGCCGCAAACATTTGTATGTACTCATCAGAGTTATTTTTATTCAAAAATATCCAGCTCATTGCCAGTATGCTTCTGTTCTATGAACTTTTAAATCTGTGGGCAAACTACGTCCAGTTTTCTTGCGGGCACCTTTGAGATGGTCTAGGTATGCACCCCATGCACTATTGATCAAAGGATGCCCTTCTCCTGGTGAGTTTGTTTTAGTAGCACGAAGATCTCCGAGACCTGCACTCCAATTATGCTCTACCAATCCGGGAACTCGAGCCCTAATAGAATCAAACACAAAACTGTCATGCCACTCGTCCAGTAAAAAAATACCATCTTCGGCATTGTCGTATACTTTTTGAAATTCTTTAAGGAATCGTCGAATTCCTTTGCTACCCAGTTTCATAGCATAGAGTCCGCACTCACTAAATTTTTTATATCGTCCAAGATAACACAGCTCAACTGATTCTGGGCACAATGTTTCTAAATTTGCAAGTGTAATAGTACTGTGACATATAGTATCAGCATCCATCCAAATTAGTACATCTGCATTGGTATTTTGAGCACAATGGAATATACTATACACCTTGTGAGCAAACCTTACAGCATCCCATTTGAATTTTTTGTTAGCGTCTTTTCTTGTGCCTCTAACCGGGTCCGATAATATATCACCGTTGGCCTTGGGAACATCTTGCCATTTTTGCTTGAATTCAGTTAACTTAGATACAATAGCAATGTCTCTAACTGTTAAATTTGGTGCAGTTTCTGCTACTGTGCAATCCTCAGCATAGACCACAAGCTCAACCTGAGCCGGCCATGTTTGTAAAAAAGTTTGAATCATGCGCTGGCCGTATTGTTTATAGCCTGGCTCGTGAAACGTGGTAACTACTGTATATTTCATTCTTTATTTACAGTGATTAAATCTGCGGCTTATTTTCCTACTCAATGTGCATTAAATTCTGGACCCGTTATGAGTGCTGTGCTAGACTGTTTGCAAGCCCGAGGAATTCAAACACAAGAAAACTCCATGACAGCAGACGCCGCGGTGATTTGGTCAGTACTGTGGCACGGACGGATGCAACCAAACCGTGAAGTTTATGAACATTATCGAGCCCAAGGTAAACCAGTAATTTGCATTGACATCGGTGCATTGTATCGTGGGCAAACTTGGAAAATTGCTGTAAACAACATAAATGCACAGGGCTACTATGGACATCAAGAAAATTTGGATAGAGATAGACCAAAAAAACTCAAAATAAGTCTAGCAACAAATCTTTCTGCCAATCCTGCGGTGTTAGTGGCCGCCCAGCACAATCGCAGCCTACAAGTAGCAGGATTACAAACTCAAGAACTATGGATTGCAAAAACAATTCAACAAATTAGGAACACTACACCTCGACCAATCGTGGTACGTCCACACCCAAGATCCAGATTAAATTGGGACCTGCTACCACGAGATATTCAAATTGAACACCCAAAAAAAATGACCAGCACATACGATAGTTTTGATATACACTTTGACTTTCATGCTGTGATAAATTATAATTCAGGACCAGGTATTCAAGCAGGCATTGCTGGCGCAAGACCCATTGTGGATTCAACCAGTCTGGCTCATGCTGTTGCTGTAAATATAGCTGACATTGACAAACCTTATGCAATTGATCGTGAACAGTGGTTGATAGAAATGTGCCATACCGAATACACTGTAGAAGAAATACAAGCCGGAATATGGCTCGGTAGAATTGCACCAGCACTGGAAAGACTCATATGAATTGGTTAGAACATTATCGTCAAAAGTATTATCCTTTACTCACAATCACAAATATTCCACCAGGGTATGGTTACCAGTTTGCAGAAGGCGGTCCTTCTCTAGGCCCTGGTATCTACAATCGTTTTTTAGGATTTGATAT